TAATTTTATCTCTTCTATGCTCAGCATGTGTGTATTTAGAATTCAAACAGCTTGTTGAACGTGTTCGTGGTCTCTGTTGACTGCACGTCCCAGTCCAACACACCTATGAGGTTGTCCAGTTTCTGGTCCAGTATGCCCGTCTCCATGGCATCTCCGTCGAATGGCAGTTCCTTGAACCACTCCGGTATACGCATCTCGTCCACAGGATACGCGATACTTGTGTAGCCCAATGGATTCTGTTTAAGTTTACACACTATAACCTTTGCACCATCTGTTATGGGCATACTATATTTGTCTCCGTACATTTCTCTGCATCTGTTCCAGTTCATGCTGGCCCTCACGTGCCCTGGCATGTTTGCCCTGCCGGCCTTCTCCTCGGCCGCCGTGTACTTGGTCATGTTGTTCGCTCTCTTGGGTGATCCCTTCTCCCAACCCGGCATGGCCTTGAATTCCGCCCTGAATTCACTGATCCTGTCCAGTACTATCTTCTCGTCCTTTCCTTGCAACACCATGTACAGTACCTCACTCAAGAAGTCTTGCACGAACACAGGAGTGTCAGAACGTTTGAGGTCAAGGCCCATCGCTTTCATCTTGCCATCTTTGCCATCAACATCTGCACGTTTGCCCTCTTTGTCGTAGTACAACACGGCATATCTTTTCTTGGTGATGAATAAACCTTTTGATGCCACAAGTTCTCTGCCTGCCGCTATCACCTCTCCCCTTGTGCTTGGTGTGTGGAATGCCCGGGTCATGAATGATTTGAACGATCCGTTGACCTCATCTGCTATTTTGTCATAGAGTGCCACAACGGAATCTTTGGTCCATGGTATGACACCTTCCTTTATCTCTTTCTGCAGTGTCTTGAATGCTGAGAAGTAAACAGAATCTGTGTCTCCGTACACGATGCTTTCACCTTTGTGGTCATACTCACCTGTCACGACCTCGTTGACCTTGCTGGCCATGTGTTGTGTGATGCATCTACCTGTTAGTGTTACTGATTGTCCTATCCTGATGTCAAAGAATCTACATCCTGGGTTCAGTATCGCACCATACAGGCTGTTCAGGTTAATTTTTTTCACAAGTTGTCTCTTGTCCCAATACTCCCTTTCGATCTCGTTGTCTCCGCACTCACGCATCTTCCTCTGCATCTCTTGTCTTTCCTCGTACCAACGTTTCAACAGTCCTGGGATTATGGCCTCGTACTCGTACGTGAACAAAGTACCGTTCGCACTCAACATCCATTTGTTGTTGCCATCGAAAACCAACTCATACAGTTGTGCCGCACTCATCCTCACACTGGTCTGGTCTTCCCAGTCCACTATGATCTCTGTGCCCTTCTCTTGATTCATCACTGCTTGGTACTCCCAACTGCCGAACTGGCTGTCCCACGCCGCCGCGAATGATTTCTTGGCGTGTATGGCCCTGTTGATCTCCGCGGATGTTATCACGGGTCTTATCTGTCCTATGATGGTCTCCGGTCCCATGTTCAATGCCCTGATCACACTAGGATACAAGGAGTTGATGTCGACAGATCCTATCCAGTCATGTATTCCCTTCTGTGGGGTCGCCACGTGGGCTCCCGCCGCCGGTTGATTGACCTCTCCGTCCTTCTTGTACTTCCTGCCTGGCACGATCATGCCACGCCTGTGTGTCTCGTTGACGATGGCCTGTTCTGTGACCGCGACCGCACCCATTGTGGTCTGTAGTAACACGGTGTTTTGGTGTGCTATCTCGTTCGCAAGTTCTATGAACTTCAATTTCTTCTCGAGTTTGGCCAACAGTGCCGTGTCCTGTCTGTTGTATTCTATGAACAATCCAAAGTCGTTCTTGTACAAGTTATCAAGTGATCCTTCGTAGACTGTTTTCTTTTCATCCAACTCGTGTTCACCTATCGCATCTAGTCTGAACGAATGTCTTTCCTCGTATGTGTACTTCCTGTATAGTTCTAGCAAGTCCAGGTGTACCCTACCAACCAGATCGAAACTCAACTGTTCTCTGCCATACTTCTCGAATATCCTCTTCCTGGGCTTCTCTCCCCAGAAACAAAGACGTCTCGTGTCATCTGAACTCAGCACCTTCTGTATCCTGCCCACTGTGTATGGGATATCGTACCCTTCACTGTTCCACCCTGACAGTATGTCTGCGTCCTGTACCAATTCCAGGAATGCGTCCAGCATGTCCTTCTCTTTCTCGAACAGCATCGTGTTGTCAAACCTCTTGGTCAGTTCCTTGGCGTCCGCCATGCTGATTGTCTTGGGAGGCACTGCGAAAGTGACCAGTTGGTCTGTCCAGCTCATGTAACAACTTATGGCAGTTATGGGCATGAACGGATCATCTGTTGTGGAGTAACCCCTGTCAGGATCAAAGTCCACTTCTATGTCAAAGAACATGACATTCAGCTTGGGGGTCTCCTTGCCCAGGTAGTTCTCCTCGAGACATCTGAACACAGGATTGATGTCCTGCTCGTACAGTTTCTTGTTGGATCTTATCCTCTGCTCTTTTATGAATTCTTTCTGTGTGGCACACTGGACCCTCTGTAAGGGTTCACCGGTCATTGATCTGTGTTTGCCCCTTGCGTCCTCGTAGTAGAACACGTACCTTGCGTCATACTCCACGAACACACGACCCTTCTTGGGATCACGTTCCACGACGTAGATCTTGTCCTCGTCCTTTTTGTATAGTGCGTCTATGTAACTCATACTACCACCAATAACTTGCCACGCCAAATCCATAGACGTTTATGATTGAAAAATATCCTGTGATCATCATGACGAACGCCGCACCTCTCCTGAACGATGCGTAACATTGTGTGACCGCCCCTATGAAGAATCCTGGGTACACTATGGTCATGTCAGGATCAGAGGCCGTTATCGCCAATGTCATACTTGCTCCCACGGTGAATATGAAACTGATCATCTCGAAGTAGAAAGCGGTCTTGTCTGACCTATAACTGTTCTTCCAGAAATCTCTTATTTTTTTAAACATTATAAAAATACTTTCATGTTACCTATCACGTTCATTATCGTGAACCAGCTTGCCAGTACTGTGGTCCAGATGATCCTCCTCCTGTAAGAACCTATCGCAAGTGTGATCGATCCAACAAGATATATCGGAAACACCAATGCCATTTTAGGCTCTGGTGAGGTGAAAGTCAAGATACAAGATCCGACTATCGTGAATACTACCGAAACCAGTTCATAGTAGAAAGCAGTTTTGTCTGTCCTGTAACTTGTTAACCAAAAATCCTTGATTAACTTATACACTACAACTTGCCTGCGGCCACTAGTATGGATTCCAACACGTCTAGGTCGTCTGTTAGGTTCTTGTAACTGTCCTTGTGTGCTATTGCTATCGCTTTGTTGATGATCGCGGGTTTGAGTTCAAGCTCTTCTGATATCGCTTTCACTGTGTCTCTCAATCCACCCTTGAGGTCGTCCACCTCTCCTAGTACCTGTGAACCCTGTGATATGATTTGGATTAGCTTCTGCTTCTCTGCGTCATTGAAGTTTCTTACTGCCATTTGTTTCTCCTGTTGTTATCCAACAAGTATATAACAGATATGATGCGGAGTCAATTGGTATTTGGATTATTCTACGTTGCCTTTGTGTCTGGCCCTTTTCGCGACGTCACCCTTTTCCATGGCCTCTGCCCACACGATCATGTTGTTTACCAGGCTCTTGACCATGCCTATGGTCTCTGAATCCTGTAGGATCTCGTCCCTGCCCTGTGCTTCAGATTCAATGTTGCACAATGGAGGTGTTGTTAGTGCCAGGTTAGATGCAAAACTGGCCAGTGTGCCTGTTATGTGTTGCCAACCGTCCACTCCACCTGAAACAATAGTGCCCATCACTTTGCCAAACATTGGTTTGTAGTGGTTGTCATCGAGACTCCATGTGTCAATGTAGTCCATTCTTTCTATCAGTGCCTGTGTGTGACTGCTGAACATACCCCACCATATAGGTGTGGCGATTATGATGCCCGCCATGTCTGGTTGTATCATTTTATGAATTACTGGACGTAGATCATCATCTTCATCTTGTGTGCTGTTCTTGTAGTTCAGTTCTGCTGTGTTCACAATCTCACACTCATGACCAAATTTTTCAAAACCTAGTTTGACCATCTCACAAACAACTGACGTGTTTGATTCTGAACTTGGCTTCAAAGTGCCATTAACTATGATGAATTTCATTGTGTTATGCTTTGACGCAGTTGTCTACTGTCTTGCCACCTTTTT